CAACGAAACCATCGGCGGCCTGGTCGCAGGCACCTATGCGGACGTGTTCCGTACCCAGGCAATGGGCGGCTTGTCCTTGCAGTACAACCAGGCAATGTCGAGCCACATGGCGAATCTCCAGCAGGGGATGGAGAACCTGAAGACCGGCAACCAGATGAAGCTGATGGGCGTCGAGGGCCGCATCGCTAAGGACCTTGTCAACGCCCAGGGCGAGCAGCAGAGACTGGGTATTCGAGAGACTGGCGCTCAGCAGCGGATGAACATTGGCGCGCAGGGGACCCAGGATCGATTGAACCTGGCAACCAAGGGTTCCGAGGATCGCAAGAGCATCGTGACCGCTGGTCAGCAGGAGCGCCTAAACATCGGCGAGCGCTACAAGCAAGAGCGTGGCATGCGTTCTGATGCTCGGGGTGCCATTCGCTCTCTTGGTGCACGGTTCTTCGGTTGATGGCGAAATACGTTGACGAGCAAATCCAGGCATTCTTAGCGGCGCTCGACAACGCTCACCGTGAAGGGTTCTTGGCCTATGCCGAGAACACCTATTCGGTTTACGAGGTCTGGCTGTACGCAGGTGTGCTTGGTTACCAGGGCAGCTTCCCTGCGCTGGAGAAGTGGCTGCACCAGACCTACCCGAAGCTGAACCGTCGGGAAATCATGCTGGCGGAGATCGTCAAGCTTGAAGGTGATATCGACTTCTTGCGGCAACAGGTCCAGGCGGACCTGATCAAGGCAGATGCGGCGGCGACTCGAATCGCCCACCTATCAAAGGAGCTTCGCGGTCACGTCATGGACGTCGACAAGCTCACGAAGAGCTTGGATCGCCGGGGATTGATCATGTCCGGCGCTGACAAGGTGATGCGTGATCTACGCGGCATCTTCAAAAGCTCGGAGGAGGTGCTGCCGGCATTGGAGTTGGCATTCGAGTCCATCTGGGCTGATCTTTGCGAAGAGAAGTAATTAGGCCCGAAATTTTCCGGCGACAAAAAATCGTCTTCTTCTAGGGGGCGGCTGTTGTTAAAAGTGGATAGATTCGCGAAATGGCAGGAAGCTCAATCGCTCAGGCCAAGCTGCGGTCTGCCAAAGCTGCAGCAAAAGCCATCGTCAAGAAGCAAGTAGAAGTTGAGGTCCCGCCTCATGTGCTGAAGGCGCGCAACAACTTCGGCTACTTCTGCGAGTTAATGGGCAAGAAGCCCGCTCGCCACATGCGTGAGTGGCATCAAGTCTTTTTGACTGGCCAGAGCAACGATCACCTGCTGGACGTCGCGGGGCCTAATACATGCCTGCTGAGTCCTCGCGGATCAGCGAAGTCAACTGTTCTTGGCTTGCTGCTGGGGTGGCTGATCGGCAGGCATGCCATTGCGAAAAAGCTGCTGCGGATCCTGTACGTCTCGTACAACGTCGACGTTGCCCGCAATAAAAGCGCTGCGATTAAAAACCTGATCTGCTCCAAGGAGTATCAGGAGGTTTTCCCTTGTGTGCGCCTCTCGAAGATGCGTACATCCGACGAACTCTGGAGCATTGACTGGGAGTTCGCTGAAGTCGACGTCCGAGGTGAGGACGCATTTACCGTTGCTTGTGCTGGGCTGAAGGGAACCATCACCTCGAAGCGATCCAACCTGATCGTGGTGGATGACGCCATTAAGAGTGCCGCCAGTATTGCCAACCCGGATATCCGCCGGGAAATGGAGACGAACTGGACGAACGTCATCGTGCCCACCATGTTCCAAGGTGCGCGAGCCATCGCCCTGGGCACCCGGTTCCACTTCGATGATCTGTTCGCCACGATCTTTACCGAGCAGAAAGGGTGGAAGTGCATTACCCAGTCAGCTCTGCATTACGACGACGACGGCAGGCCTAAGTCGTATTGGCCAGAAATGTGGTCAGCAAAATACTTGCTGAAGCTGCAGTCCGATGACCGTGTGGCGTTCAGTTATCAGTATCTGAACCAGCCCGTGCGATCCAAGGAGCTCGGCATCTCGCCGGAGCTGTTCGTGAAGGGTGAGGTCCCTGACGTATACGACGTTATCGGCGTAGGCATCGACCTCTCGGCTGGTATGACCGAGAGGAACGATTGGACCGTGTTTACCTTGGCTGGCCGGGTTGACGACAAGGTCTATGTGATCGATTACCGGCGAATGCGTTCGATGGGGAACATCGACAAAATCGAGGCGCTGTGCGAACTGCTGGTCGAGTGGAACCTGCTTGAGGTGAATGACGAAGGGCAGTACTTCAAGTCGCCGTCAGCTGTCACCATCTGGCCAGAGGTCGTCGCCTATCAAAAATCGTTTGAGGGCGACATGAAGCGGATCCTCTTCAATGAGTGGCAGCTCTACAACCTCTCCATTAGCCCTGTAAAGGGTTTCCGTGGTGACAAGCTCGCTAGGTTGAGGGGGATCATGGGGCTCTTCGAGCACAAGAAAATTATCTTCAACAAGTACCGTGATTTTAGTTGCATGATCGACGAGATCGTCAACTTCGGCCATTCGCCTCACGATGACTGCGCTGACTCATTGAATATCGTGGTGCAAGGCCTCATGCGACGCGGAAGCGCGCAAATTGAGTGGAACTAAAATAGAAGAATGAGCCAGGCTACCCACGACCGTTTCCGGCGCATCCTTGAGGCTGCACGCAAGCGAGACGGCGCGTCCAATACGGACACAATGATTGTGAACAGTCATCTCTCGCAGATGAAGCTGTTCATGTTGCGCCAGGGCCTGGAATTCTATCCAGCGCAGGACACTTTCGGGTTCCGAAAGAAGTTCATGGCGCAGCTGATTGAAGAGAATGAGATTGACACCCGCCTAGAAGGCATTATTGATGACTTCCTGATTGACGGGAAGGGTCTGTTCTATTTCAGGCCGGTCAGGGACACCTACCGGATTATGTGGTTTAGCTCGGATAACTACCGGGCTTACTACGACTCAGTTGGCCAGCTCGAGGAAGTTGAGCTGATCTATTCGTTCACGGTTCGCCAGACCATGAACGCGCCCATCGCCGTGGGTGATCAACAGGGCTCCAAGCGCTACGTCAAAATGCGTGTGCGCAAGGACGAGATCAAGGAAACGATCTCGACCGAGAAGCCAAGCTTTGATGCCGGCGCCCAGTCCCTGGCATTTGCGGTCAACAAGACTCGGACGCTGACCAACTCCCTGGGCTTTGTGCCTGCGGTCGAGGCGTTCAACAACATGCGTTCCACGGGGATGGACGCAACCGGTGAGTTCGACTGGCTTGCCGAGCAGATCGTGACTCACGACGATCTGGTCAAGAACATCCGCACCAACATCCACTTCTTTGGCAACCCGACCCTGGTGTCGAGCCGGCCGAAGCACGACCTTGTCGAGAGTGGCGAGGACGATGGATTCCGTCCGACCATCAGCTCTCAGGCCGGGTTCTACGCAGCGAATCGCCCGTCTACACGGGTTAGCTCACCGCTCTCTGGGGGTGGTGGCGGTGGCATGAAGGTGCCCCGGATTATTGCGAACGTTGAATCAACTGACCGCGCGGTGTATCTGACACCGGATGCAGTTTCCGGTGACCAGAACCTGTACGCCCGTCAGTACCGAGAGGAGATTCGTACAGCCCTTGGCGGCGTCGACGAGCTCGGCATTACGGCGGGTGCGACTGCATACGAAATCAAGTCTCTCTACGGCCGAGCGGCCACTACTGCATCACGTCGTTGCCGTGGTCTGTTGACCTATGGCCTGTGCAAGCTGTTCAGCTTGATCATCTTCAACGAAGAAAAGATCTTCCGCGAATCATTCGCAGCTGCAGTCGGCCTTGAGCGCCCTGAGGCACCATTCCGCGAGCAGTTCCCGGATGATGCTTCATTCGAGCAGGCAGCAGCTCAGTTCCAGGAAATCCTGAAGCAATACGAGGGGAATCTGGAAGAGCAAGTTGCAGGAGCAATTCAGAATCGAACACTGCCCCGAGGCACCGTCGGACTTATACCTGATGGTGACCGTAAGGTCGAGTGGCGCTGGAAAGGACCCGTCTTTGAGGATGGTACGGAGGATATACTTAACTCAAGTATTGTCGTTCGTAACCTCCAAGAACTCGGTGTTAATTCCATCGAGGCTCTTCGTTATCTCTTCCCGGATAAAACTGATGAAGAGAGGAGCGCAATGCTCAGTGGCTATCCATTCAGGATGGCGCAAGCCACGCAACAAAGCATTGGCACATTCCTGACGCTCGTTGAAAACATGCGTCAGATCCCGCATCCGCAAGCACCCGACTTACCGATGCTTGCGGATCCGAAACTCGATCTAACCCCGTACATCTACCGCGCACTTGACTTCCTCAAGCGCGAGCTGACTTATGCAGGACAGTACAGTGATGACACAGGCGGCGGCGACCCCGCAGGCCTCGATCCCATCGAGCGCGCCCGCGCCGACGCAGGCTTACCAATCAGCTCCGGTCCAGAGCGCCCCGAATTCATACCAGATTCCTTCGGCGCCGCAGCCGGAGGCTCCGGTCAGCTACCAGCAGGTGCCGCAGGCGGCCCCGCAGGTGAACCCATGGCAGCAGGCGTTCGAACGACTCAGCGACAGCCTGAGCGCGACGCGCAGCTCCCAGCCCCAGGCAGCCTTCTCGACGCCGACCCCGCAGGCAGCCCCTACGCAAGCGCAGGCATGGCAGGCTTCGGCACCGGCGGCATTCCAGGCGGCGCCTTCCGTTTCGGGGCTGCAGACCTCAATTCCCCAAGCAACGCCGGCGTACTCCCCGACACAGGCGCCCAGCTACAGCAGCGAGCAGACGCAACTCGGGAGCGACGAGTATCTCGCAAGCGTCAGCAACGAAAGTCTTGAAGTCCTTCAGCACTTCGGCGCTGAAGCTCCTGCACTTCTAAACCGCTACTCCTGCGTAGTCGAGGACGCTCTGTTGGCTCAGGCCGAACAGACCGCCAACGTGATGCAGCAGGTTGAGCAGCTGGGCATCTCCCTTGAGGCTGCCCAGAAGGTCATTGACGCCGCAGCGGAGGACAACGCTGCGTACCACGTCATGCTGACCAACCCCGACATGTTGGCTGCATACGTCAACGACTTCTTCGGTGCTGAAGGTCCCTATCCCCAGGAGACTGCTCAGGATCGGCTGGCCGCTGAGGTTGCCGCTAACGAGCAGCGCTTCCAGCCCCCTGCCAAGGCTTATCAGCGTCCCGAAATCGAGATGCAGCAGCCTGGCGTTCAGGCTCCCCAGGGTGGCGATGACTTCTGGGCCAACTTCAGCGCACTGAGCGACCGCAATCCCGCCGCCGCCTGGCAGCTGCTGTCCCAGGCAGGCCCTGACGCCCTTCGCAGCAAGGTGCTGGTTTCCGAGGGCTGATCACTATCCGGCCCCAGGCTTCTGGGGCCTTTTTCTATGAACTATCCCGGATCCCTCCCTCAGAACGAGAATATCAACGCTGTGATGCTGAATCAGCAGCCTGGCTCTCCAGATGCCTATCAGCTTCAGCAGTCGATGCAGCAGGCAGCGAAGAAAGCCGAAGTTGATGCTGGTACTAACCAAGCACAGAACATTGCGGCAATTAGCGGTGCTGCACGAGCCGCCTCTGCTGGTCAAGACACCCCTGAGAACCAGGCGCGTGCCTTGATGTTGAACTATGCGACTGGTATTCAGTCAATTACACCTGGCGGTGGTCAGGCCAAAATGGCACTGGCTCAGGATGATGCACGGGAAGTGATGCGTCGCATCTACGGATAGAACTTGATCGTTAGGATTAGGCTCTAGCTGATATCAACCTGTGCGGCTTGCTGGCAGCGACGAAGTCTTCAACTCGCTGTCAGCAACAGCACGAAATACTAAGCGTGATTCTGGTCAGCACGTTGAAAGCGTGATTGAGCAGATCGAATTATTGCGTGCGAAAGGCTTAGGCGAGCAAGCCGCCATTACGCACGGCCTGAACATCTGGGAAGGCAAAGAAGAAGCGGTGTCAGCCGGACCGCGATTTGCTGCGATTTACGGCGATGTACCAACTAGCCCTCCAGGGGACGATAGCCCTGGCAATAGCTCTGATTGAGAGCTTTGAAGGCATTGAATATCAGGCATATACCGATCAAGTAGGAGTTCCAACCATCTGCGCTGGGTTGACCCAGTACCCGGATGGAACTCCGGTGCAACTCGGTGATAAATGCAGTGCACCAGTCTGCAGGGCTTATTTGCAGACAATGCTGGAAGAGCAGTACGTCCCTGCGCTGATTCGAATCCCGGGGTGGGATCGGCTGGGCAAGTGCAGGAAAGCTGCACTGTTGAGCTTTGCTTGGAATATGGGTCCGAACTTCTACGGGCGTGATGGTTTTGAAAGTATTACGAGCGTTCTTGCTAGAGGAGCCAAGAACCCGGAGGCTTACGACGAAATCCCATCAACTCTGGCGAAATACGTCTACGCCAATGGCCGTGCTCTTGAAGGACTAAGGATTCGCCGAGAAGAAGAGGGCCGCATTTGGCAGCGCGAGTCGGATGGAACGATGCTTTACGACTGCAACCTGGCGACGTTCCTTAAGAAGGCACCAATCCCGAGCAAGTTTCTTTCGAACGATGGGAAGCTGGGGTTTCAGCCTGGAGACCGCCTTGAGGTAGTTGCTGTTGATGAAATCCCAGAAGATTCACATCAATGGGTGACTCTTAAGGAGAGTGGTGAGCGATGGGCGCTCTATAGGCCGCATTGGTCGATCTGGAGCGAGTCACGTGCGAAAGACGGGAATGATGATGGCTTGATTGATTGGGGGGACTTCTCAGCGAAGGTCAGCAAGCATCTGACCGTCGGCGAAGTGCTGCAATGGGACAGCCGTAGAAGGCCCGATAGCGGGAGTGAGATCGAGAGAGAGCTACTTGCGCTTGCTACTCAATACGACTTCATTACAGAGGCTTGGGGCGGCCTCTTAGGCGTTACCAGTGGGTATAGGCCAGAGCCAATCAATTACGAGGTCGGAGGAAAGCCAGGCTCATTCCACACCAAGGGGATGGCGCTTGATATCTATCCAGTTGGTGAAAGCTGCAGCGTGTTCCACAAGTGGTTAAGCCGCCGATGGAGTGGCGGCCTGGGTGATGGCTGCAATCTCGGATTCGTGCATATCGATATCAGGGATGAAGGTCGCTTCCATCCCCGAGCCGATGCTCGACCGTGCTGCACCTGGGGCTATTAGTCGCGCTGGCGCCAGTCGTCGGTTTTGTCTTGGTGGAACCAGGAGACGATTTCTTCGACACTGTTGAATCCATCAACAATGTGATTAGAAGGATCTGGATCTCCCAGATCCATCTTGTTCATGAAGTCATCAAGGCCACCCGGGACCATGTCAGGGTTGTTTGCAGCGCGACGTGCCCTGCGCAGCATTTCAGCAGCGCTGCGGTTGGATTTGCCGAGCTTGTCAGCCCAGATCATGTCGTCGAGCTTGACCTCTTCTCCAGAAGCAATGCGTTTGCAAATGAACTCAAGACGAAGTCGGTATTGAGTCGAAAGCATGCTTTTTTTCTGGAATTTAACGAGATCACTTGCCTTGGCCACGTAAAAGCTTCTTGCCTTTTTTGGGACGGCTTCTAGTGCCTTGGCCTTGTGTTGTCGTTTTCTTGATGGGATCCTTGTGGATCGCACCCATCAGGCTCTTTGAAGTCTTTGCCATCAGACCACCCGCACGGCCATTGCGCCGATGTTGAACTGAACGGTGTCGCCAATTTCGACATCGACGCTTGATGTCAGCTGACCAGAAGCGAGGAAGTTGCCACCACTGGCTGCATCCCAGACGCCGAAGTGAGTAACGGTGATAGGGGAGACGTTTGTAGCAGATGTGGTCAGCTGAACAACGCCGGTATTGGTGACTTCAAAGCCACCACCAGAGGCACCTGCAACTGTGCTGAGCGCAGCGCTGGAGATAGCGGTCCTATTGGTGGAGCTGGTAATGGTGTTAGTCACATCACCGTTCGTACCGGAAGTACCGGGGTCAGACGAATGCAGGGAGATGTAGACATTCGAGAGCGCAGTCGGGAAGGGAGAGCCTTTGACCCAGTTCAAGACTTGCGTCGCAAAATACTGCGAGAATGCCATGGACTTCTATTATCCGAAAGAAAAACTATTTGCCCCAAATCAGGGACCGCCATAGCCTCCTCCATAAGGAGGCGCCGAACTAAGCGTAGCTATATTTGCGCCAGTAACTGATGCCTTGCCGCCTATCTTGTGCGTCATCTTGAGTCGACCGCTAGGCAGCATGGAACAGATAGCCACACCTTCTGGAGTAGTCAGAGCCCCTCGGGTTCCAGAAGTGACGAGCAAGGCACCAGTTGGGCGCTTGAGTTGATCGTTGGTCGGGATGGTGGAGACAAGTGGGCCAGTCAGAAGTACGGGGCCAATCATCTTTGCGATAGCAAAGCGTGCGTACGATTGGCTGCTAAGGGTGACTAGGCCTTCAAGAGCAGAGAAGCGAATTGCTTGGACTTCAACGCTATATGGGATTTTCTGCCAGAGGCTTGACGAAACGGTGAAGTAATAGGTGCCAGCTGGCATCGGCTGACTGAATTCTTCAAGATCGGTATTCTCAATCTCATTTGCGTAAGAGAAGCCGAAGTCATTGAGCTGACAAGGTTTGCGCTCAGAATTCAGGATGCCAACGCTGATCTGTTTATCGGTGTAGCGATTGACGTTGTTCTTGAGGATCCTGAGATCGGCTGTGCCTAGGGTCGTGATCTTGAAGAAGAGAGTATGAGTTCCAGTCTCTCCGCCAATCTCACCACTGAAACTGCCATAGAAGTTGTTTACCGCCCCAAGGTCGCGGGACTTGGAGACCGAGTTGTGCTGGACAAACGCCGGGCGCAGGAAGGTTGGATAAGAAGGATCGCTCCCGCCCTGCTTGGTTTTTGGAGTCCTGGTTGGTCCTCCAGCAGCTGGTGAGAGGGTGTTGTTTCGAATGCCGACCTCCGACATCGAGCCATTGAAAAGCCCAACATTCAGGTGGAGAATCAGGCTTCTCTTGAAGACCGTGTCAACGACAACCGAGTAGGCCTGAGAGTCGCCAGCAATGTAGGCGTCGTAGTACGGGTCGACGTCCGCAAAGGTGGAGCTGAAAGAACCCTTTGCGGGAAGGGTGAAATACCCCCGCGCATAACTGGTGGGCGCTGCCCCGTAGGGGAAGTTTGTGGTGGCTGGGAGGAACTTAAGCGCCCGGGAGAGGAGCGCATCGGTAACTGAGCTGGCAAACGTGCCTGATTCCGCTTCTAGGTAGAACCCGAAGCCGGCGCTGACGGGTGCAGCTGTGGCGGAGTAGGACGCTGAACCAGCGTCAAAGAAGCTCCTGTAGCGGGTAAAGACCTGCGGGAGCGTGACGTTGTATCGGCGACTGATCAGCTGGAGAGTGTTCTCCAGGATGTCACCGTTAAGGGTGGTATTAAGAGCCAGAGGCTC